CTTCTATGTACCTTTCGAAGTTTACGAAGCATACAGAAACTTCCTCATTGATCGTGAAACTGGACTCGGTGACAGTTCACTCTTGAATGCTGATGAATTAAAATACAAAGGAATCCCAGTAAAATATGCACCAGTCCTTGATGCTGCAGATGGAAGAACCAGTTACGGTAAAGTAGCAGGTTGTGTATTAACTGTGCCTGAGTTCCTTTGGTACGGCGTCTGGAAAGACCTTAGCGTGGAGCCAAATAGAGTTGTCGCTGAAGAAAAAACCGAGTACTTCTACCGTATCAGATGCGATGCTAGCCTCCAATGGACTGATGCTATCGTAGTTGCAGACATGACCGCAGCACAAGCAGCAGCATTATTATAAAAGGGGATGGTGGCTCATGTCAATGAGTTTAAAAAAGAAAGTTAAAGACTTGGAAGCAAGAGTCGAAGCATTGGAACAAGAAGAACCAACTGCAAATGACTCCAACGAATAATGGTGATGTTAATTATGGCAGAAAAAAAGAAAACTGCTAAAAAAGCAGCACCAAAGAAAACCGAATTATTACCTTTTGATGAACTACCAGTAATAGTCAAAAGGAACAGAAAACTTTTATACGAATACATTAGAACTGGGGAACTCCCTTAGTTCTATTATTTTTTTTTAACAAAAATTTCCAATTAAAGAGTGATTATTTCATGTGGATTAGTGTAGATGATGTAATAAACTTTCATGGACTCAAACCAAAGCATTTGAATCTTGAAAAGGATGACACAGAAAAACTAGAAGAGATTGTTAGTGATTGGATATTACAAGCACAAGATTTGATTAATGTCTACACTAACCGTAATTATACTGATGACACTGTAAGGGATGCAGTCAAGAATGTTTGTCTACGATTAACCAGTAACATGGTAAGTCTTGCCATACAGAAAAGGGATTCCCCGATTATTAAGGTGAATGACTGGACAATCCAAAACGTATCTTCAGACATTTTTACTGAAGAGTTGAAACATGATCTAAAACCATTCATCAAAGACAGTAGTAACGATAAAGACAGCATCGGCATATTAGCCATAACCGGTAGTGATGAGTAATGGTTCAAATTGATGTGGACTTGTCCCATTTGAAAAGCTTTGGAGCAGGAATCCCTGAAGTCCAGAAACGTGGATTGGAATTAACTGCATTGGACTTAATCGGTAAGTTAATGCGGAACAGTCCAGTCGACCATGGATTATTGAAACAATGGGCAATCACCAAACGCTCCAGTGACAGTATCACTGTACAATCCCCTGCAAAATATGCAGCGGCACAGAACTATGGTACAAGACCATATATGCTCCGACCGAAGAATAAGAAAGCATTACACTGGGATGGAAAATACTTCAGTAAAGGGCATATGATGCCAGCAAGACCTGGAAAACACTTCGTTGAAAGGAGCATTGAACAAGTGCAACCAAGAATACAGAATCATTTCAAAGTAGCGATTAGGGAAGTGTTAATGTGACCGTAAACATAGTAACTGGTTTTGAGAAAATCAATGAGATAATGCAAACCTGCATAACAACCGAAATGACAGAGGACGGTTTATTATCTGATGTTGAAACCTTTGTCAACACTTACTATGATGAAGGCAGTGTCGATGAACCAGTAATATGGATGACACAACACCCCACAACTGCTGACAGACAAGCCGACATCAGTCAAACAATGCAATTAATCACTCCCTTCGAATTCGATTGCGGAGTCTACGATAATGACATGGACACTGCCGATTTGGAAAGTCAAAACCTTGCAGGTAGAGTCATACTCTCAATATTAAGGAATTGGCAACGAACTCAAGCCGAAGTATTGCCTGGACAAAGAATGATAACTAATGTCACATTAGAAACCTACAGTCCAGTCGGTTATGTAGATGTCACAGGCAAATCAGATAAAGTCCCGGTGACTGGTGTAATCTTGAATATTCATCATATTATTAATTGGAAATTATGTTTAAAACAATTAGGAGCTTAAAATTATGGTAGATAGAGGATTTGGATTAGAACTTGAAAGCACCTACGCCGACACTACTGTTGCCAAATCAAGTTTTGACCCTGATTGGTGGAATCAAGCCGAGGATGTTGATTTCAACCTTGGTGATGAACCAGTATTAAGGTCAGGTGGTTCAAGGATGAACCGTCGTGCTCGTGCAGGTATCATGAAACCATCCGGTAGTACTACTGCTGATGCAGACTTGCAACAATTGGCTTGGTATTTCCGTGGTTTCCTTGATAATTATAAGTATACTGCTGGTAGTGGGAGTGTGCATACTCATGAGTACTGGGGTGGTGAAGGTAAGGAGTTACCCTCTTTCCGTGGTATCGCAGTGTATGATATGCTCAAGAAATACCTTTACGGATTGTTAGAAGATAAATTAAGTCTTGAAGTATCCGATGAAGGAATGACAGTACAAGCAGACTGGATATACAGTACTGAAAAAGCAGGCATCATTGGAACTGATGATACTTTCACTCGTCCTGATGAATTAACCAACGAGCAAATATTCATCATGTTCTACGATGTTGGACTTAAAATGGGAACTGACGGTCAAGGTAACCTTAAAGACTTGGACGGTGTTAGCACTGCTTTCAGTTATGAAGGTAACAACAACCATGATGTAGATGGTACAATTGGATTAGGTAGCAGATATCCACAGAAACGTGCACAGGCCGGTAAACGTGAAAACACAATAAGCATTACAACCACATTAACAAGTGACACAGTAAGGAGTATCCTTGATGCTCAGTATGGTGAAGTGAATGCATTAGAACCATCTGCTTGTAGATTATTACAAGTGCCACTGCAAGTCCGTATTGCTCATTGTGAAGCAAGTGACTTGGAATGCATTATATTCTTCCCTAAATGTACATTAAGAGTAGAGTATACTATGAGTGGTGTTGATGCTATTGAAACCACCATTACATTAGATACTCTCGGTTCAGGTACTGCAACATTAGCAGATGGAACCACTGAAGTGGAAACTGATATGTACGTTAAATTAGTTAATAACCAAGAAGAACTCATTGCCAACTAGATGGCAATACCCTTTCTTCTTTATATTTTTTTTTATTAGTGAATTACCAAGAAGTGGAATATTATGGCAGTGTTAACTAAATCAGATATCTTATCTGGAATCAAAAAAGTACAAAAAATCAAAATCGAAACATTAAACGGCGAACTATGGCTAAGACCACTAACATCAGCCGAAGTCAACGAAATCCTAAACATCGAAGCACAAGGATACGGAACATTCAACGCATCCAACAATCGTGGACAAACAATGGCAGATGGAAAAATGAACCTCGCCAAACTACAAGAAAAACAAGCCGAAGCAAAATACCAAGCCATCTACAAATCAATCAACAATGACAAAGGCGATGAATGGACAATCGATGAAATCAAAGAATTCAAAGCCAATGCAGTAGATGAGATTTATGATCATATCATGGAAATTTCAGGAGCAAATGTCAAAGAGGCAGATGTGAAAAAATTTCCTGAAAACGAATGAAGCAAAACAGATAATCATCTTTGAAGATAAAGGCTATAAGTTAGCCACTACACAATCGGACCTAACCTTGCCACAGGAAGTATTCTTGGCACTTGGTTGGGAATGGTTGGAAAATGAACGTGAAAAACAAAGGAAAAAACAAGAACAAAAAGCAAAAGTAAAACATAGGCGATAAATGGAAGATTACCTACACTACTCTCTATTTATTGCCTTTTTTTATTAAACAAATTTTATAGGAATAGGGTAATATATGCCAAGCCAACAATTGATTAACATTATAATTAAAGCAACTGACCAGGCTTCGGCAGCTGCACAGAAAGTAGACCAGAACCTACGTAAGATTGGTGAATCTGGTTCAAGGTTAAGTAAGATCCCAGGTTTCGATGCTATGAAAACTAAGATATCTGGACTTGCCACAACATTGGATGGGAAACTCAATGGAGCATTGACAAAGGCTCGTAACGGTTTCAACACCATCAGAACCTCCATTGGAAACGTAGGCAGTACCATTAAGGGCAAGTTTGGTGGTGCGGTTGATGGTGTGCGGAACAAGTTAACCACCTTATCAAATGGTAGTAAAGGATTGGCTAGCAGTATGAATTTCCTTAAAGGTGCAGCATCGATGACCGCAGGTATGATAGGATTTGAATTAGTGTCCGGTCTGATTGAAGCCGGAAGAGCTGCAATAAATGCTTCTTCACAATTGGATTATTTCGGTCAGAGATTGAATAAGATGAGTGGACAATCCCATTTATCAAGTCAACAGTTCAAACAGTTCAAATCAGAATTAGGAGACTTGCAAAAGGAATTCCGTAAGGTCGACATGACCTCTGTCGGTGCAACTGCAGAGGAAATGGCAGTGAAAATGAACCTCCCGGCTAACAAATTAAGTGACCTAACAAGAATGACTGCGGTAATGTCATCCACTTTCGTTAAAGAAGGACGTTCACAGGAGGATGCGATTTTAGCCGTTAGTGATGCAATGGATGGTCAATTCCGTAGACTCCAAGAGATAGGTATCAGTCAAGATGACCTGATGGCGAACGGATGGGATGGTAACCTTGAAAACCAAGCCGGTTTAATCGATGCTTTGAACAAGACCATGAAAGACATGGGTTATGAGCAAACCGCAAAAGACATCACAAACTTAGATGAGGCCTTTGCTGCCTTGAGCATTGCCGGTGGACAATTACTCTCCGCTATCTTGATTCCATTGACTCCAATATTGATTCAGATTGTTGATGCTTTGTTGATGGCAGCAGATGCAGTTAAACCTTTCATTGATGCTTTGACTGGTGCAATTGGTGGAATGCCTGACTGGGCAAAATATGCCGGTTTGATAATGGGATTCGCAGTAGTGGTGAACATTGTTGCAGGTTGGATTACGGCAACATTGGTACCTGCATTAGCAGCAGCAGCATTGGCAGCATTGGATTTCGCAGCTGCAATGTTGGCAAATCCATTAACATGGTATGCAATAGCAATCATGGCAATCGTAGTAGCGATATATGAGATTGGTAAAGC